GGATTGGACATCCGAGAAGGTCTGGAAGAAGGCGAATCCGGCGCTGGGCGACTTTCGCAGCCTCGAAGAGATGCAGATTGTGGCCGCGCGGGCGAAGGCGATCCCGGCGCAGGAAAATACCTTCCGGCGCCTGTATTTGAATCAGTGGACCGAACAAGCGTCACGCTGGATTGCGCTCGACGCCTGGGACGGGTGCCGGATCGGAGACGCATGACGAAGCCCGCCGGATCGGAATATACCTGCGAGGAGTGTGGGGGCACGTTTCAGCGGGCCTCGGATGATGCCGAGGCGAATGCGGAAGCCGCCCGCGATTTCGGCGTGGCAAACGCGAGTGACGATCCGTCGATGGCCATCGTGTGCGACGACTGCTATCGCGCCATGATGGCATGGCGCGATGACGCATGACGCACGCCGAATACCGGCATCGTCTCAAGGGCCGGGCCTGCTATGCCGGGCTCGACCTGTCGAGCACGAAGGATCTCACCGCGCTCGTCGGCGTGTTTCCGAACGAGACCGGGTTCGATGTGCTGCCCGAGTTTTTCGTGCCGGCGGATCACATCCCCGAGCGGGCGCGGCGCGATCGGGTGCCGTATGACGAATGGGCGCGGCAGGGGCTGCTCAATGCCACACCGGGGAACTCCGTTGATTACGAATACGTCCGGCAGACGGTCTTGGGCTGGGCGCGGCTGTTCGACCTGAAGTGCCTCGGCGTCGATCCGTGGAATGCGCGCGGGCTCATCACGCAGCTCGGGGAGCAGGATGGCTTAACCGTGGTGGAGATCCGGCAAGGGTTCGCGAGCCTCTCAGGGCCGGCGAAAGCCCTCGAAATGGCGATTCTGTCGAAGCGCTTACGCCACAATGGGCACGCGGTGCTGCGCTGGTGCGTCGGGAACGTCGCGCTGGAGACGGATGCGGCGGGGAACATCAAGCCGTCGAAAGCGGCCTCGACGGAGCGGATCGACGGCGTCGCCGCGCTCGTGATGGCGATCGACCAGATGGAACGGAACCAACATATGGCCACGCCCGACTATGCGCTGTCGGTGATCGGATGAAGCGGCCGGGGCGCCCGCCGGTCGCCGAAGATGACACGTCCGTGCGCATCGGGCTCACCCTGCCGGCGAAACAATTCGATCGCCTCTGCCGCAAGGCCTTGCGCCTGGAGATCAGCGTGGCGGAAGCGATTCGCCGCGAACTCGACCGAATAAAAATCCATAAACCCTGACGGACGGCCCCCCGGCCGTAAACTCGCGGCCCACATGGACCGCGCTTACGCCCTGCTCGAAATCAAGTCGATCGCCGCGGCGGCGCGCTCGTTCAGCGGGATCGCCTCAACGCCCGAACTCGACCGGCAGGGCGATAGCTTCGACCCGGCCGGCGCGACGTTCCGCGAATCGCTCCCGCTGCTCTGGCATCACGATCCCAAGCAACCGATCGGGCGCGTCACGCTGACCCGGACGCCCGACGGCATCCTGTTCGACGCGACGATCCCCGAAGTCGACGAGCCGGGGCCGCTCAAGACGCGCGTCGATGAAGCGTGGCAGTCCATCAAGGCGGGCGTCATCACCGGCGTGTCGATCGGCCACCGCGTGCTCGCCGGCGGCCTGGAGCGGCTGCGGGATGGCACCAAGCGGATCACCAAAAGCGAAATCTGCGAGCTGAGTCTCGTCACCATTCCGGCGAATGCGTCGGCGTCCATTCTGACTGTCAAATCACTTACGAAGGAGCGCGTCATGACGATTGCCGAACGCATTCAGAGCCTCACCAACACGCGGGCGGATCTCGGTCTGCAGATGCGGAATCTGATGGAGAGCGCGCCCGAGGGCAGCACGCTCGATGACTCGACGGCGGCGACCGTGGATGATCTGAAGCTGAAAATCAAGAACTGCGAAGCCGACGAGATCCGGTGGCGCGACATGGAAGCGGTGCAAATGACCAAAGCGACCGCGATCACGTCGCCGTATAGCCATGTGTCGGTCACCGAGAATGTCGAGCCGGGGATCAAGTTCGCGCGGTATGTGCTCGCGAGCATCGGCTGCAAATACATGAACACCGACGCGGTGACGTATGCGCAAAATCGATGGGGCAGCTCCACGCCGGATGTCGCGCTCGCGTTAAAGGCGGCGGTGGCCGCGGGCACAACGACCGATGCGACCTGGGCGAAGCCGCTGGTGAATCCGGCGATTACGTCCGACTTCCTGCCGCTGCTCCGCGCGGCCACGATCATCGGGAAAATTGCCGGCTTGCGGAAGGTGCCGTTCAACGTGAACGTGCCCGCGCAAACGGCCGGCGGCGTCGTGGCGTGGGTCGGGGAACTGAAGCCGAAACCCGTGACCGCGATGGCGTTCGCGATGGAAAACTTGCCGTTCAACAAAGTTGCCGCGATCGTCGTGCTGTCGCAGGAGCTGGTGCGATTCTCGAATCCGTCGGCCGAGGCGGTCGTGCGCGATTCCCTGGTGAAGGATATTGCCGCCTACCTCGATGCGCAATTCATCAACCCGGCCGTCGCGGCGGTCGCCGGCGTCAACCCGGCGTCGATCACGAACGGCGCGCCCACGGCGGCGGCGACCACGAATCCGCTCGCGGATATTCTCGGGCTGATCAATCACTTCGCGACCAATAACATCCCGGTCGACGGGCTCACGTTCATCCTGTCGCCGGCGAATGCGCTCGCGCTGTCGTTCCGCACGAATCTGGACGGCTCGCCCGAATTCCCCGGCATCGGGATCAACGGGGGCACCTACAAGGGCTTGCAGTTCATTACGTCCAACACGGTGACGACGAACGTCATCGCGCTGGCGCCGCAATACATCCTGATGGCCGACGATGGCGGCGTGACGATCGACGCGAGCACCGAAGCCTCGCTGCAGATGGACAGCGCCCCGGTGTCCCCGGTGGTCGATACCACCGTCTTGGTGTCCATGTTCCAGATGAACGCCGTCGCGTTGCGCGCCGAACGCTATATCACCTGGAAGCGCGTGGGCGCGAATACCGTGAAATACCTCACGGCGACGGCCTGGCCCTCACCGACGGGCGCGATGGCCGACAACGGGAACGGGGCCGAAGCCGCCGCGAAGAAGAGGTAAGTCGTGAGTGTGCTCGCGACGGTGCGATCGCGGCTGGCGTCGATGCTGACGCTGGTCGGCGGCGGGAGCGGATCGTGGTATCCCGTGGTGCGGGAGCCCTACACGGGCGCCTGGCAGCACAACGATCCGCTCACGACCGATTCCGCGCTCGCGAATCCGAGCGTGTTCGGGGCGGTGTCGCGCATCAGCCAAGACATCAGCAAGATCGCGCCGCCGCTGCTGCTGGAGCGCGACGCGAATAACTTCTGGACTGAGACCAGTAATCCCGCGTATTCGCCCGTGCTGCGCCGTCCGAATCACTACCAGACGGCGCAGCAATTCATTGAGCAGTGGGTGATCAACAAGGTGCTGTGGGGCAACGCCTATGTCCTGAAGTATCGCGACGAGCGCGGCGTGGTGAATGCGCTCCATCTGCTCGACCCGGCGCGCGTCAAGGTGCTCACCGCGCCCGACGGCAGCGTCTACTACGAACTCCAATCGAACGAACTCGCCGGGATGCCGGAACAGACGCAGCCGATCGTGATCCCAGCGCGCGAACTCATTCACGACCGGTGGAATTGCTTGTATCACCCGCTCTGCGGGATCTCCCCGCTCACGGCGATCGGCGGCGCCGTGGCGCAGGCGAAAGCGATTCAGGACAACAGCACGACGTTTTTCGCGAAGGGCGCGCGGCCGTCAGGCGTCCTGATCGCGCCGACGAAGCTCGACCCGCTGTCCGCCGCGCGGCTGAAGACCGACGCGGCGAACTTCAAGAGCGGCGAGATTCTGATCGCGGAACTCGGGATGAAATACGAGTCCGTCTCGACGTCCGCCGTTGATGCCGCGGTGATCGAGCAGCTCGGCTGGACGGAAGAAAAAATCTGCGAAGTCCTCGGCATGCCGATCTCGATTCTCAACAGCAGCAAGCAGCCCCCGTATGCGAACGCGGAAGCCTCGCAGCTCCAATACAAGTCGCAATGCCTGGAGCCGCACCTCGTGTCGATCGCGACGTGCCTCGGTGAGGGGCTCGACTTACCGTCGTATCTGACGATCGAATTCGATGACACGTTGCTGACGTGGATGGACACCATGAGCCGCACGACCGCGGCGCGGAATGCGATCGTGGCGGGCATGTCGCCAAACGAAGTGCGCAACACGTTTTACAAACTGGCGCCCGTGCCTGGTGGCGAGATGCC